TGCACAAAAGAAAGCAGAACGTGCCGCAATGATGAAGGGCGAACAGCCCAGTGGTTGCAACTATTGCTGGAAGATTGAAGCAATGGGCAAAGACTATGTTAGCGATCGTAAACAGCGCAATCAAACAATCTTCTTTAAGGAGAGACTAGAAGCAGTTAAAATTGGTGGCGCTGAGTTTGATGTAAACCCAGAATACTTAGAAGTTTCGTTTGGCAACGAATGTAACTTCCGTTGCGGATACTGTCACCCTAAAGCTAGTAGCCGTTATTACAACGAAATCAAACAACACGGTCCTTACACAAATGTAAAGAATCACAGATGCGATATTGATTACTTTGAAATCTTTGAAGAAGAAACCAATCCGCATTTAGATGCATTTTGGAAATGGTGGCCTGAGCTTAGTAAAGACTTGCATATTTTACGCATCACAGGTGGCGAGCCAACTATTCAGCAAAGTACATATCGCTTGTTTGATATGCTGTCAGCCGACCCTAAGCCGCATTTAGAACTTAACTGTAATAGTAACTTGGGTAGTAAGCCACGCCAAATGGAAAAGTTTACTGACAAAGTAAACGACTTGTTAACAAACAATAAGATTAGACGCTTTAAGTTGTTTAGTAGTATTGACACATGGGGGAAACGTGCTGAATACATTCGCGACGGACTTGACATTGAAGTATTTGAACGTAACTTAGATTATTGGATGCGTAATACTACAGCACCAATGACGCTAATGATTACATTTAATATTTTTAGTGTAACTACATTTCGCACATTGCTTGAAAAGATTTTAGAATGGCGTGCAAAATATAATGACGTTGAAACATACAGATGGCAGCGACTAGGATTTGACACTCCGCACTTAAAAGAACCGTTGCAATATGACATTAATATTCTTCCTAGCAACTATATGAGTTATATGCACGATCATTTACAGTTTATAAAAGAAAACACAGACGACACCCGCAAGGATGCGTTTAGTACTATTGAGTACGAAAAGTTTCGCCGCGTAGTTGATTACATGGATACAACGGAATATCCGTTAGATAAAGTAATTCAGGGACGTAGAGACTTTCATAACTTCTTTGTAGAGCAAGGTCGTCGCCGCGGAGTTAATCACGAAGAAGTGTTTCCTGAAATGACAGACTTCTTCGATCTATGTAAGAAATATATCTAAAGCAGCTTTAGCTTCAGGCCATTGTACTGGGGCTAAAGTTTCTAAAATACGATCTGTATCAACACGCCAAAATGTTTGAAAACTACCTTTGTATTCTAGTTCCATTGGATTCTTAAGTAACCCAAGGTCATTCCAAACTCTAGTAAAAATTTTATGAACAGCATTTTGTTTTCCAACACCGCCTGGGTGTGTGCTTATATACATAGGCACATTGCCTAATAATTTAAAGCAAGCGGGTATTAAAAATTGACTAGTAGGATGATCGTGAGGAACATCCTTGATCCTTCTTAGAGTTGTATGCTGTCGATGGCCAGTAATCAAGTGTGTTAGTATACAAGTTCTAGCAGCAATTCGGTAAGCATTTTTCCCTAGTATTCCTAAATCTGCTAAACTGTGTACAACAACAGTTCCGACTACTTGTTGATTAAAATAAAGCAATATTAATGTAGAATCTTTGTGCTTGGCAATATAGTCAATTAGCATATTATGGTTACTATTATTGTAATACTTGCGCTGTTCGGCTTGTTTGTAAAATTCTGTTAGATCTTGTGTTCCGTTATAAACTTCGAGTTTAAACATAGTCATCCTTGCGCGGCATTTTAAACTCTTTCTCATTGCCAACCGCAGGAATAACATAACTAATACGATCAATATACTTGTTGATGTATGGTTGTTGACGATACGGCATCCACGGCAACTCTTGTAGATTGCTGTAATCGTATTGATAACGCAAACACAATCTGTTGTCTGTGCTGCCTAAACGTCTATGTTGTGTAATACTATTATCAAACAAGCATAAATCACCGTCTTGTTGGTACCAGTGATCGTAAATATATTCTTCTACTTCTAGTTCTGATCGTATTTGAGCAAGTAATTTTTCTGCTTCGTGTTGATGCATTCCTTTAATACCAGTTACTGTATTAAAGCTGTAATGCAACCCTGTATGTCCGCCCGGACTTGTAATCACCATAGGTATCTCTGCATTTTCTTCTGGCGCCATGTTTTTATACATGATATTATCTTGATAGCTATTTAGACCGGGATTGATTTTTCCAGGAGAAAAATTATGTATTAATACCATTTCGTTGAGTTCACTGCGAAAACTTTCGCTTACATTTTCGTAATAGTCAACTGTTGTAAGAAATCCTGTAGCACTGTTTGTAGTGCCTTCTATGCCTAATAATGCCACACCTGGCGCAAACACAATATTGCCGCTTTCGTTGCTGTGCCAAAGTAGTTCTCCCTCGGCAAACATACCTACTGGATTATTGTTTTCATCTTTTTTTCCACTAACACGAATAACATGACCTTTTTGTCTTCCGTGTCCTTCGATTATTCGACTAAACCCAATTACACAATCTAAATCGGTTTTATCCCAATCTGTTTGCGCAGCAATACTATCCATTTTTCCGTCCCAGTTGGGATACTTTTGTTTAAGCATTGCCCAGAATGTCATTCTATCACTGCCCCATTTTTTCATCCAGGAAACGTAATTATTTCTATTAATATTGCTTCCGCGAATAATAGTTACCAGTTCTTTAACATGTAACTTGCCTATCTCCATCCATTCATCATCGGTGAGATTGTTGAAATCTACATCGTCGATAAAAACACCAAACCTACCACAACCTGGAATTTTAGAAACTCTCATTTAAACGCTCCTTTGTTCTATGCAGCCATGTAAAGTAATAACTTAATTGTTTTTCGTTACGTAGGCCGTTAATTTGTTCTATATTACTAATATAGTTATCGGGTGTCAAAAAAGTTGACACATCTATTGATATATCTGTATCTGGATAAAAGCTGAATGGAACTTTTTTATCCCACTTTTCTTTATCAGAATGATAACGTACATTCATTTTTACGTTGTATTCTTCTTTGCTTGTAGCATCAGAAATGCCGTAGTATGTTAACACATTTTCTAGTATTAGATCTCTGCTTCTCGGATTGTACGATAATCCAACAGTTGTTACATTGTCGCCAAAGTGCTTTTTAATGACTTGTGCTTGTTTGTTGTGAAAGTTGCCAATCCAAACTTTACGATGGCCAACTCTATTTAATAACGCTTCAATATCTCCTAAACGATCAGTCCAGTCGATATCTCTAAACGTCATTGGTTTGTTATCTGTTAAATCTAATACGTATTGTTCGTGATTACGATGAATCAAATGACCGGTAGCATTAATTTCTGGCGTACAAGGTTGTACCCAATCTTCGCTCCAGCCTGCTAATGTATTAATAAAAAGATCTGCTATTGTGCCGTAAGGACACACCCCAAAATATAATTTACTCATGTTATTATTATAACATATATTTTAACCTAAGTCAACCCAAGAAGTGCCGTTAAATCCTTGAAACGTATTATTACTTGTATTAAAGATAATCATTCCAGGTTCTGCTGTCATGCTGTCTCTGTTAGCAAAGTTAGTTCCTTTTGCTTTGAATACAGGAACTTCTAAAACACCTTTGTTTGTAAACGTAAGTCCTTTGTCGGCATTGGTTACAAACGTTGACGTCTCGTTGCTTAATATAACTCTAAATGATGATGGTATACTAGTTCCGGATGGATTAGGAGTTCCGTCTACTTGAAATCCTATAAGCCCGGCTCTTGCATAGTTAGTGCCGTTATACCCCCATGAATCAATGCCCAGCACCTGATCATTGTTTGTAAGAGATTGCTTTGCTGCAAGTGTATTATTATATGTTTGCACACAGAATGTTTCGTCGGCAGGTGTTTCAAATGTTATTCCGTCACCATTAAATTTTAATTCGTCAACTTCGCTTGTACCGATTTGTATCTTATTATTAACAGCACTAATCTTTGTGCCACCTTCGTCGCCTGATAACATCTGTGCCGAAGGTGTCTCGTTATCTTTGCGATAATAAAACACGCCATAATGTTTACCGGTGATATCTGCACCATCTTCTCTAAGAGTAATAACTGGAGTTCCGTCCCAGTTTGTAACATGTGCTCTTAATGCTGCATCGGCTCTTGTAGACCCCACTTCAACAATAGGGCCTGTTGCATACTCGCCTTCGCTTGGTTGTAAAGGATGTGCTAATCCTCCAATAAAGTCCCATTGCTGAACCGCACCGACATCGCGATAATGAATCAACGGCGTAGGTAGAGGCTGACCAGGTCTTACACCAAGTAATATTCCTGTTAGGCTACCTATTACATTGCCAACTACATCGCCTTCTACATCGCCTAATAAATCACCTGTATGTGTACCGGTACTATTACCAAAATGCTCGCCATACGAGTTACCAGTAAACTCGCCATTAAATGTTCCATACACTGCACTTTCGGCAGTTATTGTTCCAGTTAAATCACCATAAAAAGAACCTTCAAAAATATCAGCAGAAATAGTTTTAGTTGACGAGTTAACCATAATCTCGCCATCTGTATCTAGTATGTTGCCTGTTACATCAGCAGTAAGTTGTCCTGTAAATCCATCAAATGCTACTGCACCTGCATCGTTATAGACAGTGCCTCTAAGACTTCCTACTAAGTTTCCGTCTTCATCTAGTAAAACATTATCATCAGCATTTTTAAAGTTACCTATTAAAGAACCGTACAGTTTGCCAGTAGAAACATCAACAAGTATTGCACCTGCTGTATCTATAATATCACCTTTAATAGTTCCTTGTAAACTATCTACTATTACTGTGTTATCTTCTGTGACAATATCTAAACGATATGCTTCACCTGGTATAAAATCTGGCATGTTTATGGCTTCCTCTTCTCTAGTATTTATCACATTCTGTTCTTGACTTGTTGATTTAAATATGTTATAACTACTGTATGTATGATATAATCTTTATTGGCAAAAAAAATCTATATTGGAAAGAGCTAAAGCAACGTTTTCCAACACTAAAAGTTGCATCAACAGTTGAGGATGCAAAGCGTAAATGTATTACAAAGATGTTTTGGGTAGTATGGCCTGACATTATAGTAAATGATGATTTTAACTTTGATTACGAGCCTGACGCATGGAGCACTGACTATGTTCATGTATTTAAAAATAATGAGTTTTATGACGGTGTTAGTTTAATACCTAAAAATGCAACAATAGCAGATAGAGAGTTGCAGCATAGATTTTTTGTTAACAAAAAAGAAATTGATGTGCAGGCAAGTTGTCCTTGTCCTTATGATATATTTAATGTTGATACATACGAAGATTATGTGCAAGCACTCGAAACTAGTACAACTGAGATGTTTTATATTATTCCTCCAACTGTAACAGTTTGTAAAGATTTTATGTTTGATGATTATTTTGAGCATTCTAATACTTTTGACAAGCGTATTAATCATGTATTTTTAAATGGTGAATATCATGACGGTGTTGTACTGTGTAGTAAGCAAGCAAAAATTAGCAAACGAGAGTGGCACTTTAAATTTATTGCTAATAAAAAAGAAAATAACACAGTTGCAAGTATGCCCAACCCTTATGACGTAGTTTTTATTAGTTACCAAGAACCAGATGCAGACGATAACTATGCTAACTTACTTAAAAAAGTTCCTGACGCAAAGCGTATACACGGTGTAAAAGGAATTCATCAAGCGCACATTCAAGCAGCTATGTTGTGTAATACTCCGATGTTTTGGATTGTTGATGGCGATGCTAAAATTGTAGATGATTTTAACTTTGATTATCAAGTACCGGCTTGGCAATACAATCACGTACATGTATGGCGTAGTAAAAATCCAGTCAATGGATTAGTATACGGATACGGAGGAATTAAACTGTTTCCGAGACAAGAAACTATCGACATGGATACTAGCAAGCCTGACATGACTACAAGTATTAGTGACAAGTTTGTAGCAGTTAAAACAGTTTCAAATATCACTGGGTTTAATACCGGCGAGTTTGAAACTTGGAAAAGCGCATTTAGAGAATGTTGTAAATTAAGCAGTAAAGTTATCGATCGTCAAAAAGATGTTGAAACTAACAAACGTTTAAAAATATGGACTAGTATTGGCCGTGACAAGCCATTTGGAGAATATGCATTACGTGGCGCAAAGGCAGGAATGTTGTATGGCACCACACACAAAGGCGACTTTGCTGCCTTAAAAAAGATAAACGATTTTGAATGGTTAGAGGAGCAGTTTAATGGAAATCTATAAAATACTAGACAGATTTGAACTAATGTACCCTAACGATAGTCGGATGTCAGACTTGCGTAGAGCATACATTGACCAAGATTTAGCAAGTATTTTTAGACTTTGCGACCAAGAAGAATTACGAAAAGCAATATTAGATCAAAACATACACAGTATTTTTAGATGCATAGATAATGTTCGAGCATTAGGTGACATTGAAGATTTTCGTAAAGCAGTTTTAGAACAAAATCTTCACAGTTTATTTAGATTGCTTCCGGGCAACGATGAACTTCGTAAAGCCGTACTAGATCAGAATATGCACAGCATTTTTAGATTACTAGAAAATGAAGATTTAAAAAAACTGATACTAGACAATAATGTTCATAGCCTATGGAGAATACTAGAAGAATATACTAATAGTAATTTTGTATATGCACTTAAATATATGGATAGAGAACAAATTAACTTTGATGAAGATTGTTTGAGTAGAGGTCAACTTCAAAGTAAACTTTGGTTAGTAGACGAACTTAAAAACATTGGAGTAGATTTAGGCGTAGTATTTTTATGCGCAGGATGGTACGGAACTCTTGCTACATTAATATTTGAATCCGGAATACATTTTGAAAAAATACGCAGCTTTGATATTGATCCAACTGTAGATACTATTGCTGAAATATTTAATAAACCCTATGTAATGGACAACTGGAAGTTTAAATCTTCCTGTCAAGATATTCATGATATAGACTTTAAAGAAAATCACGGATATAGAGTTTATAAAACAAACGGCGAACCAGAAATACTATGGGATACTCCAGATACGATTATTAACACAAGTTGTGAGCATATAAATAACTTTGAAGAATGGTATGCTAAGATTCCTAATGGAAAACTAGTTATACTACAATGCAATGATTATGTTGAAATTGAAGAACACGTAAACTGTCACGAAACGCTGCAAGGGTTTGAAAAACAAACACCACTAGAAGTTGAACTGTTTAGCGGAGAAATACAGCTGGACAAATATAAAAGGTATATGAGAATTGGATACAAGTAAACGTCTTAGAGACGAAAGTATTGATGTATTGTTAGATCAGTTTACAGTTAGAAGATTGCAACTTGAAAGTGCAAGAGCACTTGCTACAATGCAGGCTACTAACAACAACATACACCAGTTTAACAAGCAAGCCCATCATGATAGTCAAAAATGGTATCGTGCAGTAATCAAGTGGTATATGGCAGAATACTTTTTCTTACCAAGTGTAGGCGGCCCTGGCAAAGATATAAAGTTGGTATTAGATGTATAACTACAATACCATAAAAACTATACACTTAGAAAATACACAAAACTGTCAAGCTAGTTGTCCGATGTGTGATCGTAATCAAAATGGTGGCGCAATAAATCCTCACATAGATTTGAGTGAACTTACTGTAGACGATTGCAAGCGTATGTTTGAGCCTGAGTTTATTGCACAACTTAATACAATGTACATGTGTGGCAACTTAGGCGATCCTATTGTAGCACGAGATACATTGGAAATATTCAAATACTTTAGAGAGCATAACCCTACAATGTGGTTGAGCATGAATACCAACGCTGGAGCAAAGAGTGTTGAATGGTGGGCAGAGCTTGCAGATGTTATTAATAACAAAGGCGCAGTTATATTCAGCGTAGATGGGTTGCGTGATACTAATCATCTTTATCGCCAAGGAGTAAACTGGGACAACATAGAGCGTAACATGCAAGCGTTTATTAATGCTGGAGGCAGAGCACGTTGGGACTTTTTAATATTTGAACACAACCAGCACCAGGTAGACGAAGCAGAAGCACTTGCAACCAAATGGGGTTGTGAAAAGTTTATGAAAAAGAAAACAGGCCGCTTTGTTACAGCACAAAGTGAAAAGAAAGAATCTCATCAAGCAGTTGATCGTAAAGGTAAATCAACCACTGAGCTTAAAAAGCCTGATGAAAAGTTTCAAAACTCTGCTATTAAAACTTTTGATAAAGTAAAAGCAAAATACGGTAGTATGGATGCATACTATGATAAAACAGCAATCCGTTGTAAAGTAAAAGACGAAGGTAGTTTGTTTATTACAGCAGAAGGACTAGCAATGCCGTGCTGTTGGACTGCTGGCCGTATGTACAAGTGGTGGAACCCAGATCCAAAAACAGAACAAGTATGGGACTTTATCGATGCTGCTGGAGGCAAAGATGCTATTAGTGCCAAGAAGCACGGATTAAAGGCTGTGTTTGAAACAGGCATATTTGATAATATTCAAAACAGTTGGGACAAACAGAGTGTTGCAGAAGGCAAGCTCAAAGTATGTAGCATGAAATGCGGCGTAGAATTTGATCCATTTGCAGAACAGTTTAAATAAGGTAGATATAATGAAACAAATTAAAAAAATATATAAAACTCTTAACTTATCAACATATAAAGCAGATGGGCTTTATATTCCTTTTGACCCTACATGGAATCGCGTACTTATAAATTTAAGCGGCGGCGCTGACAGTGCAATATTGACATTCCTACTGTGTAAGCATATTGAAGATAACAATTATAATTGTAAAGTAGATGTAGTGTCGTATATTCGTATGTGGAAGACACGCCCGTGGCAATCCAGCATTGCGCTAAATGTTTACAATTGGCTTAAAAATAGATTTCCTGATATTGTCAAAAATCGATATACTACCTTTATTCCACCCGAACTAGAAATGGGCGCGATCGGTCTTATTAACGACCTCGGTCGACCTGGAGATGCAATTATTGGGACCAGTTATAGTCAATACTTGCAAGCACAACACGGATACAACGCCATTTATAACGCTACTACAAAAAATCCTCCCGGCAATACGAATCCATGGAGAGTAGTTACTAGAGATAATCCTCAGATTGAAAGAAGTATTCTTGCCCTTCCAGGTACAGATGGATGGTTCTTAACACCGTTTACTTTAGTTGCAAAAGACTGGATTGTGAAACAATACGTTAATAATGATGTTTTAGATCTTCTTAATACAACACGTAGTTGCGAAGGCGAATTTAGCGAATTAAATTATAAAACATATATACCAAATCAGATTGTTCCTATCTGTAATGAATGTTTTTGGTGCGACGAACGAGCATGGGCAAAAAAGGAAGCAGGAATAGATGATTAAAAAAGTAGAACTTGAAATAACAAGTGATTGCAACGCAGCATGTCCTGGCTGCGCAAGAACAATTCACAAGAAATCGTTGCAAATAAACTCATTTACGTTGCAAAATTTGCAACGTATTTTTCCGCCTGCTGATTACAACGGAGTAGAGTTTAAGTTTTGCGGAGTTCTAGGCGATCCTATTGTTAATCCTGAATGTTTAGAAATGACAGAGTACTTGCTTAGTCACGGAGCATATTGCGAGTACAGTACTAATGCTGGCTATAATACAGCAGCATGGTGGAAACAAGTTGGAACTCTTGCTTCGAAGTATGTAGGAAAGTTACATATACACTTTTGTATTGATGGGCATAAAAATACCAATCACATATATAGAGTAAACACCAAGTGGCCGGTAGTAGAACGCAATATTACAGCATTTTCAGAAACTGCGCCTACAAATCATGCTACCTGGATTTACATTTTGTTTGATCATAATGAGAAAGAATTAGGTACTGCAAGAGCTCATGCCGCAGTACTAGGTTTTGATTTTGCCACTCGTACTGGTATGCGTAATAGTTACCATTCTTGGATTGCAAAACTAGGCAATAAAAACCAAAACGAGAAAAAAGTTATTACAACTACAGGCAGTAAAGAGCATAGTAAAAAAGATGTTATAAAAGATCTTGACAAGTTTATTGCTGAGTATAAAACTAAATCTGTAGATAGCAAGAGAACAGAAAATATTATAGATACTATTGTGTGCAAATACATACACGAGGGAGAAATATTTATTGCAAGTAATCTTACTATGTGGCCCTGTTGTTTTTTATGGGATAGCGCATTTAAAAATACAGAGGGTATTCTTGATAAGTTGAATACATTTGATCCAGGGTGGAATAGTTTACTGTTGCACACCAAAGAAGAAATAATGAAACATCAATGGTATTCAGAGCTACTTGAAGCAAGTTGGCAACCTACTCATCCGTTGCATCTTACAAAATGTGTAAGAACCTGTGCAAAAAACAAAGCGTACCATAATGAAATAAACTACGCAGATAAAGATATAAGTACAGTATGAGCAAAGTATCAGATACATTTTGTATTCTTCCATGGGTACACCTTAGCACAAGACCAGACGGCAGTATGCGTGTGTGTTGCACAGCAAATGCAAGCAGTGTTGGCGCAACAAACGATAAAGAGCATGGCGGCCAAGTTGGCATTCTTAAAACAGATGACGGCAAGCCAAACAACTTGAATGTAACAGACTTTCAAACTGCTTGGAACAGCAAGTACATGAAGAATGTACGCAAACAAATGATCAACGGCGAAAAGCCTCCTAGTTGTTTAAAATGTTATAGAGAAGAAGCAGCCGGACATAACAGTAAACGTATGTGGGAAACTGCATATTGGAGTGCTCGTACAGATGTTGATAAACTAATAGCTGATACAACAGAAGATGGCGAAGTGCCACCTAACTTGGCATACATTGATTTGCGTTTTGGAACCAAGTGTCAGCTTGCTTGTGTTATGTGTAGCCCGCATGATAGTAGTGGCTGGATCAAAGATTATAAAGCAATCTTTCCTGAAGTAAAAAACGAATCTCTCAAAGAAACAATGCAGTGGCAAGACAAGGGTAGTACCAACGGCAGTAGTTATAACTGGCATAAACAAAATGATATCTTTTGGAAACAGTTCTATGAGCAAATGCCAAGTATGCAACAGATTTACTTTGCAGGCGGCGAAAGTCTTATTATTGAAGAACATTACGAGATACTCGAACACGCCATTAAGATGGGCTATGCTAAAGATTTAGAACTACGTTACAACTCAAATGGAGTTGAATGGCGTGATGACTTGTTCGACTTGTGGAAAGAATTTAAAATAGTAAGATTCCATTACAGCATAGACAGCATTAAAGAAATGAATGATTATATTCGTTATCCTAGTAAGTGGACACGCCAGGAAGAAGTATTTCACATCCTTGATACGCAAACTAGCAACAATGTAGAAATAACTGTAGCATGTGCTGTACAAGCACTAAACATATATTACATTCCTGATCTTATTAAGTGGAAACTAGAGCAAGGATTTAAGAAGATTAACATGTGGCCATTTGGTGCAGGCGGCGTAAACTATCACTTTGTTTATCATCCACCTCATCTCAATGTTAAAATATTGCCTGCTTGGTTTAAAGCTGAAGTACGCAGAAAATATGAAGAATTTTATCCTTGGTGGGAAGCAAACTGGGAACTAGGTGTTCCTAGCTGGCACAAAGGCAAAGTTATAAAACAAGCATTTATGTCAGCCCCGTATGGGTTAAAACGTCTTGAAGGTATGTTAAAGTTTATGGAAAGTGAAGACTGGAGTCAACGCCTTCCGGAAATGCAAGAGTTTATAAACTTATGCGACAAGCAGCGTGGTATCACATTTGCTGAAACATTTCCTGAGATGAAAGATATATTCGATGGACGACTTTAAATATTTAGAATACTTAGAAAAAGTTTACACAGAAGAACGAGTAGTCGATTCTTATAATATTAAGTGGACGCCTACTCATCAGTATCCTTCAATATATCATATAAACGGATTACCAATACATTTTGATAAAAATGCAAAAAAAATACTTATAGCATTTAGTGGTGGTGCCGACAGTACTATGTTAACTTATATGTTGTGCAAGTTAATAGAACGTGAAAAGTTTGAAACCAAAATACATGTGTTTACTATGATACGATTTTGGAATGATAAACCGTGGTTAACACCAATGGCAACAGACGTATTTAACTGGCTACAAAGTAAGTTTCCTAATACTATTGTAGAGCAACACTGGGGCTTTATTCCGCCTACGCTTGAACTTATTGCTATGGAAAAAATAGGTATTGAAAATAATAAAGCAAACTTAGATGCACTGGTTACACAGGAATATCAAGACTATTTAATGCAGACTTATAACTACAAATGGATATACAGTGGAGTTACAATGAATCCACCAAATCTTTCAAAGGATCAGCCGGTATTTCGAAATGAAGAAAACATATTAAATGACATAGGTAGTGTTATTTTTTCAAAAGCATTAAATCCGTTTGGATTTCTAAGAAAAAACTTTACAATGGCACAGTATCAAAACTATCAACTAGATGAACTACTAGCGTTAACTCGTAGTTGCGAGGCCAATAGTTTTAGATTAAAAAATACATCTTGGAACGGTAACAAATATCCACCCGAATGCGGCCACTGTTTTTTCTGTAAAGAAAAGCAATGGGGCAAAGATAATGCCGCAGGATTTTTACTAACAGCTGAAGGAATGCCTGATGTCTAGCTTGCCTTGTTACTATGCAATAGGTGGCATTAACTTTAAAAACGGATTCGTAACCAGTTGCCCAACACAGCATGAAAAAATGGAAATCTTAGATGATTCTTATTTGCCCAGTGAGTTTTTTAATAATCAACAGTTTTGTAATCATAGAAAACAGTTAATGTCTGGAACATGGTGTAAAGGTTGCAACATGTGTGAACACGTTGAAGTTGCAAACGCAGGCCAAAGTATGCGACAAGAATATGATGTTGACTTGCAATACTACAATCCAGCAACCGGCGAAACTGCATTTGAAGGGTTAAAGACTGTTGAAATGCGTTTTAGTAATAGTTGTAATATGGCTTGTTTGCATTGTAGTTCTGTTTTTAGTAGCGGCTGGATGTCTAAACTAAAGAGATACACTCCAACTGAAGAAGATCACGAGTTAGAGTTACATCAACTTACAGGACATATGCACAGATCGTCAGTAGACGATGACTACAGCATGAGTATTAGTACAGAACGTGCATTAGAAATTGTTAATGATCTTAATACAAACTTTCCAAATCTTGAGAGAGTAGATTTTGCAGGCGGCGAAGTATTGTATCAAAAGCAGTTTTTTCCAACACTTGAGAAACTGTCAGAACATCCTAATGCTTCAAATATGAAAATAATTTTTCACTCAAACTTTAATGCAGATTTTGATGCAGTTGAATTGAGTATGCTGTTACAACGTTTTGGAGATGTAAATATTCAAATGAGTATAGATGCTGGTCCAAGACTGTATCCTTATTTTAGACAAGGCAACTGGGAAAAGTTAAAACAAAATATAGCATATTTTAAAAGTGTAGATAACAACCACTGCGAAATGAATGTTGTGTATACAACAGGAACATATCAGTTGATGGAAATAAAAGATGCATTTTTAAACTTTTTAGAACTTGACATTGACTACATAGATGCTAGTATAGTGTATACACCGGCGTATCTAAACCCTAGCCTGATGTTGTTAAAGCACAGAAGTTATGTACTAAATGATATTGAAGATACCCGAAACGAAATACTAAAAATAGCTAAAGCAAGGCGAGAAAATATCAATATAACAAAACATTTAAAAAGTTATCAGCCAACACCTACAAGTGCAGGCGATGTTCCGTTTTGGAGTGATATTATTAGTGCATTCAAAGGCTTAGAAGCTATCAGAAAATACATATTGAATACTACATCTACTGAAGCTGAATGGAAATCTTTTATGAAGTATATTGAAAAAACTGATAAAATTTGGAAACATAACTTTAATGATCATATTAAAACCTATCAGTATGTTAACGGAGAAGTAATACGAAATGTTTGATGTAAACAATAATCTTTATTCCACACTGCCAGCCAATGTTATATTACACAAGTTTAGTCACTTGTCAATTGCATTTGATCCAGTATGGAAACGTATTGCTATAAACCTCAGCGGCGGTGCAGATAGTGCATTGTTAGCAGTATTACTTTGTAAGATTATTACTGAACATTCTTTAGATACAAAAATAGATGTTATTACATTTCAACGTTGCTGGGAAACTCGTCCGTGGCAAGGATATGTTAGTCTACAAATATTTAATAAGATTAAAGAAATGTATCCTAACATTATACAAAACAGGTATACAACTTATATTCCTCCAGAGATTGAGCATGGTGCCATCGGTCCAGTTATCAATGGTAAAAGCGGCGATCAAATAATAGTTGGTAGTTTTAACAAGTTTGCTGCTTGGGAATACAATTTAGATGCAGTGTTTAATGCTACAAGTAAAAACCCAGACGACTTGCGTGATGATCGAATGACCAACAGAGACAAAGATGCAAAAGACGGCACCCCGATGGATTTATATTTTCATAGTAAAAAAGTAAACTCTGTATTTGCACATCCATTTAGATTTGTTAAAAAAGATTGGATTGTAGCACAGTATCATATTTTTGATCTTCTTGACTTGTATAATATGACACGTAGTTGCGAAGGCGACATTAACCATATGGATAATATAAAAGAAGCATGTGGACACTTTAGGCTTTACAAACCGGGTATGGAAATAATCGAATGTAAGGAGTGCTGGTGGTGCGAAGAACGTGCTTGGGCAGATAGTAGAGTGCAGACAGTAATTGAGGAAATAAATGTTTGATACAATAGATTTACTTACAGGCAAAATCTTTCAAGTTACGTGGGATCTTGGCAGACGCTGCAACTATGATTGTAGTTATTGTCCTGTACACCGTCATGACAACTTTAGCAAACATGCTACATTGGATGAGTTAAAAAACAATGTTGATTTCTTATTTGAATATATTGATGTATACATGGAACATCGTCAAACTAAAATAGCAAATGTTGGGTTTACAGGCGGCGAACCTACAGTTAACCCAAATTTTATTCCGTTTTCAAAATACCTACGTGAACAATATAATGAAAAATATAAAGACAAATGGGAAGCTGATTTTGCATTAACAAGCAACGGTGCCTTTAGTGAAAAAATGGGTCAGGCAGTAATGGAAAACTTTGGCCATGCAACAATAAGTTATCACAGTGAAAGCGATCCAAAACTTAAACAGCAAGTAAAAGATAGAATTTTACAGTTGCATTATCAAGGACCGCTACATAACTGTACAGTTAGTGTAAATGTTATGTTCCACGCAGAGTATTTTGATGAATGTAAAGAGTTGTGTCAGTTTTTATTAGAGCATGGTGTTGATTTTGTACCACGTGTGATTGGTGAAGAACCAGGTAGCATGCCAAGTTTTGCACACAAGTACAATGAAGAACAGCTAGATTGGATGAAAACCTATTGGAAACAAAAAAATGATGCATTGTATGCTAGTAGTGCAGTCGGCGATGTTGTAAAAAATGCAAAAAAACTAGGAAGCAGCATTGGCCGTCCTTGTTGCGGCAGTAGAGATATGATGTTGCACAACGGAACTGAAAAGCGTAAAAGTACATTTGTAGAGTTTAGAGAGTTCAAAGGATGGAAGTGTAGTGTCAACTGGTTCTTCTTACATCTAGAACAACAAACAGATCAAGTATTTCATCATCAAACATGTCAAGCAAAGTTTAATGGCACACGAGGTGCAATAGGAAAGATAAGTGAAGGGCACTTGTTAGTAGAAGACTTGCGCAAACAAATGCAAGCAGGTACATTGCCAACTATTGTTTGTCCAAAACAAACATGCGGCTGCGGATTGTGCGCTCCTAAGAGCATGGATCAAAACAAACTACTGGCAGTATTAGACAATCACATAGACATAGGAGTATTAGATGATCATAACGGGTAATAAAAACGAAGGAGTGTCTAGCGCATTAGCAACTCTATATCCAGATGCAGAATTTATTAGCAGAAGTACTGGTTATGACTTTGGTAAAAAAGTTGACATGGAACGCTGTGCTGAAGCAGTAATAGCACACGATGTGTTTATTAACTGTAGTGCATTGTTTAGATTTAATCAAACTAGTTTGCTTGACATTGTTTATAAAAAATGTATATTAGAACATCACAACTGTCATATTATTAACATTGGCAGTACAACTGATCGTGTGAAAAAAGGTGGCGCATGGTTGTATAATGCTGAAAAGAAAGCATTAAAAGACTACAGTAATACATTAGGGTTAACAGGTGTATGGGCAAAAGGTCCAAAAATAAGTTATATTAGTTTTGGTACACTTGACAACAACCAAGAAAAGCATCCGGATAGAAAATGTATGTCTATGTCTGATGCAGCAGACTACATCAAGTGGATTGTTGACCAGCCAACGCATTTAAATATCAATGAACTAAGTATAGATCCTATGCAATCGGAGTATTGGTATGACTAATACGCCTAAATATAGTTGTGTACTGCCATTTCATCACATGGCTGTGCGACCAGACGGGCAAATATTTCCGTGTTGTGTATTTAGGGCAGACGAAGTACCTAAAGACTTAAATGTAAGTCATCCAGATCCTTTTAATCATGATTATATGAAATGGTTACGTCAAAAAATGCGCAAGGACGAATATGTACACGGATGTCGTAAGTGTTATGAAGATGAAAAATCGAGTTCTAGAAGTTTTAGAGTTGATTTATTATCGCCGTGGATGGAAGATTTTGGAATACCCACAGTAGAAGAAGGTCGCGGAGTTGTAAAGAAACTAACAAATATTGATTTAGCATTAAGTAACGTATGCAATAACAAATGTCGAATGTGTATGCCGGAACTTAGCACACATTGGTACAGCGATGCTAAAAAACTAGGGCTACCTATACCAAAAGGCATTATTACTGATAACACAATAGTTAATCATTACGATTTGTCTGACTTGAGATTTATTAAAATACTCGGCGGCGAACCAATGATGGAGCAAGACAAGTTAATCAAGGTATTAAAGAAATGCACATTAGACAAACTAACACTTTTGTTAGTTACAAATGTATCAATATTACCAAACCCAGAACTGGTAGCATTATTAAAACAATGTAAAAAAGTATCTATAGACATGAGTATAGATAGTTATGGAAAACTTAATGATTTTTTAAGAAAAGACAGCAACTGGGATACTGTACATACTAATATTCATTGGTATAAAAACAACTTTGATATTGTAAGTATGCACAGTGTTTCTAGTATATATAATGTAAATAAAGTACACGAACTATTAGATTTTTGTCTAGAAAATGATTTAGGTCATGATTGTGTTGTTGTGGACGGCCCAGATTGGATGTGTCCAAGAAACTTGCCAGAAGAGGTAAAGCCTTGGGTGTTGGAGTATCTCGAAAGTATGGAACACAAGTATGTTGGAACTACTTCGATAATACCTGCTAGAAAAATATTTCCACTTTTAAAAGATGATTTAGCTCAAGAAGGCGACTTTGGATATTTTCTGAGAATGGACAACACATTTAATAAATTACGAACAGAACACTGGAAAACTTTAAATCCTGAGTTGTGGAATAAGATTGAACCATTTATAACAGCTGATGTTTTTTAAAAAGTTAAATACGTATATAATGGAGATACTTAATGCCTTGCGAAAGTAAAACATTCTGCCCAATTCCTTGGATATTTCAGGCAGCAAGATCCAATGGTGACATACGTATTTGTTGTCAAGCAAACGTTACAAAAAATCAAGGAATTATTAGAAAATTTGATGGCACAGCATATAATGTTGGAGTAGATAATTTTAACGAAGCCCGTAATGCAGAACTAATGAAAGATGTTAGGCTTAATATGCTTAACGGTATTTGGAGTGAGGAATGCAGCCGTTGTAAAAGTGAAGAACAAAATGGACTAAGCAGTAGACGAAAATATGAAGAAAAGAACTGGCCTAATTTTACATTTGAAAAAGCAAAAACTATTACCAATGAAGACGGCGAAATCAACACAGCTGAAAATCCAGTAACGTATTACGATTTACGATTTGGTAATTTTTGTAATCTAAAATGTCGTATGTGTGGCCCAACTGATAGCGATACATGGTATGAAGATTGGGAAAAGCTAACAGGTAAAACTACATACAAAGAAACTAGTGGCGAAGTACAAATATATCGAGAAGGAAACAAGTTAGTTTCAAATGCGTATAATTGGGTACACAATGAAAGTTTTTGGAAACAACTTTATAATAATGTACAAAACATCGAACATGTTTATCTTGCAGGCGGCGAACCTATGCTGATTGATAGGCATTATGATTTCTTACAGCATTGTATAGATACCAATAGTGCTAAGAATATTATTGTTGAATATAATACAAATATGAGTACAATACCTCCGAGGGTCATTGACTTATGGAAAGAGTTTAAACAAGTTAGAGTTGGCGCTAGTATAGATGGAATGGGTAAGGTACTAGAGTATCAGCGTAATCCTGCAAAATGGAGTAAGTTATTAAAAAATCTACACACATTAGATAACTCGCCGCCAAATATAATAGGATGGATTGCATTTACAGTTACAGCGTATAACGTAAACCACATGGTTGATTTTATGAAGTGGAAATTAACGGAAAGTGGATTTAATAAACTCAACAGCTTTAAAAATAAACCTATTATTACATTCCATATGGCACATCATCCTAAACATTTAAATATACGTGTGCTACCTGATGATTTAAAAAATAAAATTACTAAAAACTTTGATAGTTTTGTTGATTGGGTAAATCAATCAGATTTAGCTGAGAATACAAAACACAAAGCACTTGGTATTAGAAATAGTGTAACTAGTTATATGAATAGCGAAAGTTATTACAATGACCATTGGAACTACTTTAAAAGTTATACAACAACACTAGATAAGATAAGAGCAGAAAGTTTGCTCGATGTAGAACCTATATTTAAGGATTATATATAATGATTCCGGTAATAGACTTAACAGCAAAAGATGCCTTAGATTGCATTAACAAAGCCTACACTACTGTAGGATTTGCAGTATTTGTAAATGCACTTAACGATACTG